CTATTGTATTTCTGTACCTTGATGAAACAATAACTTCCAATCATTTTTATAGTATTTCCAAATAGAACTTCGATTAGTTATAATATTATTTGTTGTATTAACCATAGTATATGTACATAATATACAATCTTCAGACAATATGTATTCTTCAAAATTACTAATCCTATAGTCATCTTCATCTAGTTGTGCTTGCTTTATATCAGTTTTATAAAAAACTTTTCCCGACTTTCCAAATTCTTTAAAATCGGGATGCAAAACATTCAAAATTTTACTATTAGATCTATTTTCACTTTTTAGATGCAACCATTCATATTCAATCATTTCACATCTTCCTTTTTGGAAATATTTTATATACTTTAAATATTCTAACCATAATTAAGAGATTTATCTATTCTGACATTCGCCCTGTGCTGCATCGAGAAATAAATTAACGTATAGTTGTTCGTTTGACGTTCTATAATTATGTCCATATTATCATTAAATATAAACAAATTCTTAAATTTTTATATTAATCATAACTTTTTGTTATCACCATTATTTTTTAGATATAGTACAATTAAATCATTATCTTTTTTACAATATCCATTAATAAGTTGCACGAATTTTAATAATTTCAGTTTGAGGCATTGCGTGTGTTTGAATATAAAAAAATTAAATAAGGGGGTATGTAGAATGGGTGTTGGAAATAGTAATTTAGAAATAAAACCTACACTAAGTAATTTACAGTTTTACATAGGTCAAACAGGCAAACCTGAACATGATCCATTGCTAGACTTTTCATTGTTATATGAACACGCAGAATTAGGTATTAAATTCACTTTGAGTGGTTTAGACAAAATTGATAATCCTTATAATACAGATAATGAATTATATTTAATAATTCTATTATACGATAAGGTTGGAGGTATCGGTTTTGATTTACGTAATTTTTGGACATTAAATTTAAATGCCGAAACCATGAAAAAACCTTATGAAACAATCCAATTCACGTTATATAAATTTGAACCTAATAATAGAAGTTACGATTTCACTAATATTTATCAACAATTAAAAGTATTAGTCTTGCCTGAAGAAATTGGTAAAGAAGAAATTGACAAAGATACTTTTATGAATTGGATGACTTGGCCACAACAGAACGAAATTTTAAGTACTAAAATACCTATTTATCATCACAAGGAGATTAATAATGAGTAATTTAGAGCCTGTACCTCACAAAACTTTATTAAACAGAATATATCCAAATGGTGATATTCCAGTCAATTTTATGAATGATACTAAAAATCAAAAAGATGATATAATGGAATTAAATAAAAACGATGAATCCGGAGGTGGCGATATGAACAACTATGTAACTAGAGATGAATTTAATAATGGAATAAAAGAATTCAAAGATGAAATGCGTGCTATGAGAACTGATATGAATAACAACATGAATAGCATCAGAACTGATATGAACAATAATATGAATAGTTTACGTACAGAAATGAATACTAATTCTAATTATTTACGCAGTGAAATGCAAAATTCTATTAGTAAGTTACCTACTAATTCTGAAGTTGAAAATATTTTACTAAAAAACAATAAAGAATTAGACAAAGAAGCAAAGCAAAATAGAAACACAATTATAGGTTGGACTATTGGTATAGTTGGTTTAGGTTTCACAATTGCTAAAAGTCTCGGATGGCTATAAATTAATAATAAGGGTAGTACACCTACCCTTATTATTTTTCATCTTAATTGACATACAAAACAACCCACCTATTCATATAAATGAGTGGGGGGTTGTTTGTTAATATAATTTTTCATATAATTAATATCAACACAAGAAGAATTCGTTTACACACTTTTCAAAAAAATCGGAGGTACATAAATTTGAATAATTTAGGAACTTTATATTTTTTCTCAGGAAAAATGGGAGCAGGAAAATCAACTAGATCTAAAGAGATAGCACAAACTGAAAATGCAGTTTTATTGTCTGAAGATGAATGGTTAGAAAAATTATATCCAAATCAAATAAATGATTTTGATGATTACTTAAGTTACTCAAAGTTAATAAAACCATTATTGAAAGAGCACATCCAGCGAATTTTAAAAGTCGGTAGTAATGTAGTATTAGATTTTCCAGGTAACACTAAAACTCAAAGAAAATGGCTATTAAGTGTAGCTTCAGAAATTAATGCAAATCATCAATTAATTTTTCTCAATATAAGTGATGATAAATGTTTGAAACAAATTAATATAAGACGTAGTGAAGAACCAGAAAGAGAACAATTCGATACTAAAGAAACTTTCGAATATGTTTCTAGTTTCTTCGAACCCCCTGAATTTTCAGAAGGTTTAAATATTATAGAAATCAAATAGTTAACCCCATCTTTTCATTTAGGTGGGCTTATTTTATCTCCACAATATCTTTTAAATTCAATATACTAATTCCAGTATCTTCATACATGTGCAGTGTTTTAGTATACACATCTACTTTATGAATGTAACCTACTTTCGTTTTAATATATCCATTTTCGAAGTAACGCAATTCAATAGATGGGTCGTTGTACATTTTGAAAATTAATGTGTTATTTAATTCATTCAACTGATCGTCGTCTAATATCGGTTTTTCAATTTTATTTTGGTCTTGTATGTATTGTTCTAGTTGCTCGTATTGCTCAGGCAGCGTCTTAAAGGCTTGCCACTTAACAATTCCACGCCCTTTTGGTATACGTGGATTAAGATACTCTCTAGGTATATTACGGTAATCAGTTTCGTATTTGTATTCATCTGGTACATCTGGATTGATTGGTTTCATATAATCACCTCAAAAAAATGGAATCGTTTTACTAGCTTTTATAATATCTTTTGTAAAGAAGAATTGTTTGCCTTGTCCTGTATATGCAGGGTTGAGTATCATATTTGCTTTTGCGTTATATAACCATTCGGGATGTATTCCTGAATTCAAAATATCCTGGAATTCTTGGAAATCTTTATTCCAATCTAAATTTGGTTCCATTTATAATCACCTCATGAATATAATAGAACACTTGTTCGCATATGTAAAGATGTATATTACATGTAAATAAACATAAAAAAACACCCACCAGTTGGTGAGTGTTAAAGTAAGTCTTGTAAATATACATTTTCAGGAAATTTCATTTTTTTGTACATCTCTTGCAATGTAATAGTTTTTAAATTTTTATCATAATATTTAAAAGTTTTGTTCAATTTATTAATCATATTTGTGTAGTCTCTTTTATTTAAACAATGTGATAGACTAATAATCAAATCAAATATAGAGCTTTTATTCATATTCTGAGTATAATTTTTATTAAACGCTTTATTATAGTTACTGAAAATATTATTTCTAGATCTTGGTTTTTTTACTGTAAAATCATATAACCTTTCTTCATGAGCACACACATTTCTAAATAGGTGAGCTTGTTGTAATATACTGTCAATATCATTTGGCTCAATTTGCAAAGCAATTTTATATTCTCTTCTAAATTTAGTTTTAAAATCCAAAGCTATTTTTAATCTTAAGTCATCGTCCAAGTTAGAATACATATGTGATATGGTACCTAAAGATAAATAATTTACTAAAACCCACAAAGGTACTCCATTATGAGTGTTTATATAATGTTTAAGTGGTTCGTTTTTTCTGTTACTCATTATGTTACTTAAACTTGCAACTGTCCTAACAATACTGTCAGTTTTTTTAGGATTATCTGAATAGTTTTTGAAATATAAATACGAATGGGACTCTTGATATTTTTCACTAAAATAGTAAGCAATGCGAGACTTAATCTGCGTTTCAAAAACCAATAAGTACTCTAATAAGTTATTTCTTAATTTTCTGTCTAATTTATACAAAGAAAAAACCTCATCAAAATGCGTTCCTTCGATAAATTTTTCTGGGACTTCAGGCAGCCCACGACTATCTATACATAAAAATAAATCCTTATATCCATTTATTATATTATAGTAGTTTTCATTTTCTAAATCTCTTTTTTTCTCACTAGGGACCTCTAACCCTCTATCTCGTAATATTTTCAACTGTTGATTATGTGTTTTAAAAGGTTTCATTTTATTCAATGCTCCTAAAAAAGTAGCCATAACCCGAATAGAGTTATGGCTAGATCATTTGTATATATAATACACCAATCCCCCTATTAAATGCAACTACAAAAATTGATTTTATACGATTTAAAAACACAAAAACAGGGCAAGCACATAAGTGCCTACCCTTTAATTTATTGTTCCAACTTATCCAACAATCTATTCAACATTTGCTTAGCTCTTGCTTCTTTAACACCAAATATATTTCCAGCCTTTTCAAAACTCACACCATTACATATCAACAAAAATAAATTGTGTTCTTTTTCAGTCGCTACCCTTTCTATAACAGCTTCTAATTCGTTATAAAATATACTTTCTTCAACATTATTATCTATATCGTGAGTTTCTGCTTGATCATTCACATTAAAGAACTCATCTATATCAATATCTTCATTATATGCATCACTATTATTTATTGTCTTGTGATAGTTCAATATAAACTCTTTTACTGTTGCTTTATCATACCTCATACATAATCTACTGCCTTTGCAACACGTTTTAATATAATTTCTCTCGCATGTCTTAGTGTTAATTCACTTACACCTATCACATTAGCTACAACTTCATCTGTGTATATCTTATCATCCCACCATGTAAGCTTAATAATCTGCTGCACTTTTACATCACTATCGTTATAAACTTGAGTAATGCCTTTTACAATGGATTCTAAGTTCATATACTTTAATTCGTCCATATCATTAGCCTTATTCTTATAAGTATCAACCATACTATGATAATTACGCATGTATTTTTCTAATATTGGATAATCTACTTTATCTAATCCTCTAATCACACAACCAACTCCTCACGCTCATTATTTAAGCTTTCTTTCACTTTTACTACAAAGTTTTGATATATAACTTCATTCTCATTTTCACGCTGTTCATTGCGTTCTATACGTTTATTGTGATGTATCTTATATAAATCTTCCTGTAACTTATCAATTGTCTTATAAGGCTTGTTACTCCCATTAGATTTGAAATATCTCATCACTTCTTTTTGTTCCTTAGGTGTATAGTTACTGATAAGTTTCTTCAATAAATTGAGTTTCTTGGTACTATTAATTTTAAAACGATTCAATTCATCTTTTTGATCAGTTATCCATATAACTAATTTATCTAATGGATATGAAACTGTAATAACACCAGCGATTTCATCACACACTGTATGGGATGTATTAAGATGATACATTGCATTGATTTGTTCCTGTATTGCTCGAATCTTACTATTAATGAATTGTGGATTGTAATTAGTTAGCAACTCATATTCAGTAATTTTCATTTCTTCTTTATACCACAAAACTGATTTACAACGTTTTAATATCATAGTAGCCCTCCTAGACACTTATAATGAAACAAATTTATTTTTAATCGTCATCATCCATACCGAATATGTCAAAAACTGATTTTCCAGTCACTTTTTCTTTTGAAGGATCTAATATTTTCAATCTTGATTCCACAGTAAGTCCCAACTTAGGCGCAATACTATTTAATTGTGATAGTGAATCTCTTTTAATAGCGTGATTCTGATTAAGTTTCGTGCCACGTTCCGTTTCTATAATTGCACTTTCATTTTTCATTCGTATAGTTGCATTGATATAGTCCGAATACGCTGTGCAATATGCTGATACAAGTGCTAAATCTAAACTAGCTATTGGTAATTCTTCTAGTAACGGGAATATCCTGTGCCATTCCTTTGTGGCTGTATCATCTAACCATTCAGGTGGATCTGGTTGTAATTTAGTAAGTTGTTTCAATGCTTCTTCTGTAGCTTGCTTTGTTTCCTGTGCTTCTGTAGTTAATCTACTCTTTTGCTGTGACAATAATTTTCTTTGAGCCATTCAATTTCCCCTTTTCTAAATGATTTTCTCACTATGTAAAGCTACTTTTCTTTACACATTTTCAACTTTCATTTTCAACATTCTAGCGAGATTACCTGTCGACCGATAACAAACAACTTCAAAACAAGTGGGGGCTAATAGATGCCTCCCCTTTTTAAATTGATGCTGTTCAACTGGTAATAGCTGCACTAAAATGACATGCATTTACTATTTATAACGCCTTTATCACACTGTTGTTACATGTTCTAAAACAAGCTCTAAATGACTTGTATGAAGTATGATTTTCAAGTGTTTTATCATCTTATTCATCATGTAACTTGCTATTTATTATGATTCTATTTAGATCTACAATTAGCCACATTATATGATTATTTCAACTTCTGAACACCTCTCATTATTATCGAACGATTTATAACCATTGTATTAGCAAACTGTTTGCTATAAAGCTATTAACACTATTTAGCATTTAACCTATGAATTAGTATGAAGATACTTCTTGTATTCATGTTCAAGTTAAATGTTTATTTATAATTGTTTATTAATTTTTATTTTTATAATTTATTTTAATTTTAACTTCAAACGAAAGAACAAAAACATTTTGTAATCATCTAAGTTTGTTCATCAAAATTATTTTACTTAATCAATCTTCTATTGTTATTGTAAAAGGATTTAATATGATCTAATCATTTAGTTAAATACAATTACTAATCTCAATATCATTATTGAACTAATTATTTATTCTTTAATCATCATTGAATCAATCTGTTGTTCATCATTCAATACAACTTATAACTTATAATATTCTCTAACTTGAATACTTCTATTATTAATATCACAACAATTTATAATCTTTCTCTTGCTTTAACAATGTTCAATATCAATATATTAATCACACATCAATCATAAGTTATATATGAAGAATGAATGATCTATTGAATATATAAGTATGCACAAACTCTTGATATTAAAATAGCCACCACCACAAGTACAAGAGCAGGACAAGTGATGATGGCGTATAAGGAAACGTGCAATTTACAAGAACAAGCTATTAATAAATTGTTACCAGAAGAATTAACTGAATGATTTATAAAGCATTCAATGGTAGATTTCTACCTACTTACATTATACTACATAAATAATATTATAACAATACTATTTTATAAGTAATTTATTTTGTATTAACAGATATTAATTCTATCTTATCAATGTTCCCTATCGTTGTATTATCCATCCCTATTTTACTTGCATAGCTTTGTACTGATACAGATTTCTTATTCTTGGCTATATCTACTAATTCTTGTAATCCTTCGCCTTTATCTTCAACCTTATCTACCTGAATACCAAAGCCAATATATTCTTCATTAATAACAGTAAGCACGCCCTTATCTTTACTATTAGCAACGAATGAGTTTTTACTGTTATTCAATACTATGTTTATTCCGTCTGTATCTTTAAAATTTTTGAACACTCTTCTTGTAAGTGAACCATTCTTATAATTAATACTAGAATTTGCAACACCATCGGACGTAGCTATTCCAACTTTCGTATTTGAATATAGTGGTTTTAAAATAATAGTATTTTTCTTTTCATCAAACCCTAATGCGTAATCTTGTTCTAATGGACTTAAAACTGTGTAACTCATTTAAATTCCCCCTACCATTTTTTATTTCCGTTGTTAAATTCTGAATCTGCATGACCATTAATGTTAAATAACTTCTGTTCAAATTTATTAGCTATTATTCTAGGGTCTGTATTAGTTCTAAATGGATCATCAACTAAGCTTGTATTACGTTGTAAACTTAATCTCCATTGGTCTGGATTGCTTATTGCTGTGTTCAAATAATTGCGTCTTGACGCTCTACGAATAGCTTCTACTTTGTTAGCTGCAATCTTTTCATATACTTCATATGCATCTTGCAATTTGTTATTGAAGTCTTGAATTAACTTACTATTTATATCGCTTAATTCTTTAACCTCTTTTTCATAAGCGCTGTTAAAGTCTTTAATATCTTTATCTAACAACTTATGATTATCATCTTCACTTTGCTCATGTAATGCCACAATCTCATTCTCAAGTTTCCCTTGTTCCTTTTTAAGTGAAGCAATCATTGTATAATCGTTTTCAGCACGATAGTGAGACATTTTAAAATCAAACTCTTTAAGTTTGTCAGTTACTTTAATCTTTTCTAACGCTACATATTTTTTATTCTCTACCTTTGGTTCAATTACCTTATTGAATACTTCGATTGATTTTTCATTTACTTTAGCCATTAAAAAAACTCCCTTATTTTTTAGTTATAAAATCTTTGTATGTTTTAATTTTCTTGCTTTGTTTCATATCATTAATACATTGTTTCACTTCTTCAATATCTTCATGCTTAGTTACATATCGCTTGATTACAGTATCTAAATAACTATCTGAAACATTATTTATGTTTGTTGGTAATCTGGCAACAATTTGATTAACCACATCTCTATACCACATGTGCATATCCCCTTTAATAATATAGATATAAAATATCGTTAATACCTATTATTTGTTTGTAAGCATATAAACTTAAATGTTCGTATCCTTTTAAAGTTGCTTAATACTTCGCTCACTTATCGGATAAAACCAGTTGAGATCATCAGCATTTTTAGGCTTAAATCCTGCAAGTGCCATGACTTCTTTCATGTTTCCGTTAGATATATAAAAGCCATAAGGCTCACGTTCAAACATATGCTTTAAGTTGTAACTGGAATAGTTTTCATTAACTGATTTTATAGGCTCTAATTGTTTACACCACATTAATAGTGTTTCGAGTTCCAGCATTGTCATATCGTTAAAATCAATTGCGTTAAATCCTAAATCGTTATATGACATATATTGATATAGTTCTTCATCGTTAAAGTAAAATACTTCACGAGGATATTCTGTAATCACACGATGTACATTATTATTAGTTACTACTGTTCCATATCTGTTGCCACTATTGTATAGGTATCTCATTTTCTCATTCTCCTTTTTGTCCGTTACTTTAAAATGTTACTACTTGGTTACTACTTTTTTATTAAAGTTACTACTTTCTGATATTCCATAAATGCTGCCATATCAATGTTTTAGTTTATAAGTTACTACTGTTACTAGTGTTACTACTTTTTTTAAGGGGGTACTCTTATAAGCAAGAAAGAGTTTTTTGTATTAATTTATATATGACCTCCTATTTTGAAAGTAGTAACAGTAGTAACATTTATATTAAAACCAATTATAAAGACTGTCATATCAAGGCTTATAGATGTTACTACTTTTGATGAATAACTAGTAACTAGGTGGTAACTACTAGTAACTTTGTGCTTCTTTCTTAAAGTCGAATCCTAATTCGTTAATGATTTCAGTTTTGATGGCATAACCTTTTTGTTGTTCTCCATTAAATCTTATATTTTTTTGTTTCCCATAATTATTCGTTTCAAGGTACCCTCTTTCATCCCATTGTTTGACAGTGGAATTAAATTCAGCACCTAACATTTCTTTTATTGTTGGTGTCATAACAAGAACAAAATCAACTCTATAAATTGCCATTAACTCTGCATTATCATGATAATAATGCTTATTATATGCAATACGTCCACGATTGGCATTTAACTTTTCAAGTAATTCTTCTAATAATTGTTTTGGTTTATCAATATTTTTATTATTCTTCATCATACTTGTATGTGCTTTATTCACATTAATATATGGGTCATGTTCAAAGCCTTCAATATCATTTAATATCTCGCCTGTGATTTGTAATAGCGCAAAACTACGTGCGATACGATCCATTACTTCGTTACCGTTAGCCTGTTTCATGAAATATTTAACAGCACCTTCAAATGATGCTTTATATTTATCTTTATCAGCTCGATATTGTTTGATGAATAACTTACCTAATAGACCATGATTATTTTCCATTGCTTTTGCTATATCACCAAATTCAGTTTTATCAGTATTAGGAAATGGGTCATCTTGTAAAGTAATCACACGTCCTGCGACTCCTGCTTTATCTGGTGCTATATCTGGTATAGCAACTTCACCACTTGAAAGCATGATGTTGTTCCACGGTTCCAAATAATCAATAGAACGGTCTGAATTACCACGTCCTTTTGATTGCCCTCCAGAAAATTGGTATACGATACTTGGTATTCTAAATGGATTATCGGCTTTTCGAGTATCATCTTTAATCAAAGGAAATGAGTTCATAAATGAAGCCATACGTTCTACACTCACATTAGTGGCATTCCATTCGGTAACTAATTTTCGGTTTCCCCATACACTTGCACATATCTTTAATATAAAAGTTTTACCACTTGATGTACGCCCTGATATCTCACTTACAAAAGGGTCTACATCAAAATCTTTAAGTAATACTGAACCTAGTGAGCTATAAAACATCATCATAGCCATTGGATTGTCCTTTATAGGATTAAATACACCTTTTATATAATCATCAATATTTCCTTTTGTTTCAAATGCATCAATTAGCGCTTGATATCCTCTGTCTGAATTAAATATTTTATACCGATTATCTTGCTGATCTTCTTGATATGGTGATATGAAATGACCTTTAATTTCACCTAATCGTGTAGCTACATCATAATCAGGTATATTATTAAAACGTCTATAAAAACTAAGATATTGAACAAGATTACCTGCTTCATTTTGAGTAACCTCTAAACCTTTACTGGCAAGTTCTACTAAAAATTTGCCTTGCGTAATATCTCGAGCCAATACTGGTAATTTATATTTACGCTTTTCATCTTCGAATTGTAATTCGTAATAAAATTCACCAGTTTCAACATTTTTATACCTTTCAGTAACATAAGGTGGCGTACTTGTAATATAAATATGAGCTATATCAATAACTTCACCTTTGGTGTTTTTCTTCTCTTTTTCCAAATACAACCATTTTCCTTTGATTAAATAAGGTTCTGGAATAGTTGGTTTATCTTTATTGATTTCTTGAAATTTTTCAAGACTATTCATAGTTTCAAATACATCTTCTTTAGTTACTTCCATTTCCTCTACTGTCATATACCGTCCCCCTCTAGTTGTTCATATGCTTTTTGAGTATCGAGTTAAATGTTTTGTTTATTTCTCCATCGTCCATAGGTGGATTACAAGATTTCCCCCATGCTATCACTAGACCATATACAAGGTTTACGTCTACATACCTACGCAATAAGTAACCACTAATTGATGCTAGCGCTTGATTACGCCCACCTTCACTTACACCAAACGCAAGATCACGCCAATAAGTTGAATCACGTTTTTTCAAATGACTTGAGTAGTTGATGGTAATTGATTTATCTTTTTGCGTATTTTCTAGATTTTTCGATAACTCAACTAAATCATCATTTGTTATTGCTGGTGCATCATTATATTTAAAAATATATGGTATATCCTTATCTGGTCTTACTGGTAACGCCATTGCTCTTGATGGTTGATAGCTACCTTCATCAATCTTATAGCCTATTTTCTTCGCCAATGATTGTGTATACTTTCTATAATCATCTGAACTCACAGGATTATTTAAAGGCACCATAAGGCGAATACGTGGTTTTTCTGTAGTGTGGTTATAAGTTGTGTGAAATGCCCAACAAAAGCCTTCTAACTGTTTACAGATAGCACTGTACAATCCTTTGAAATCTTCAATATCATCATAATCAAGTGCTAGTGTATTTCTATTTATAATATTTTCATCATTGCGATATTTTTGTATTAGTTTCCCATCTTGTTCAACATCTTTAACATCACCATAAACTACCAACCCACGTTGATATTTTTCATTGTGGTTCATTGGTGTTTGCAATCTATTAAGCCATTCCGACCACATCACATCATTAGTTTGAACAAAAGAATAGGAAGATAAATTTTTGTACTCTATAATATTTAATCGAATATCATGCTGTAATTTTATTTGTTCAAAACCCATTATTTTTGCCCTCCTACTGTTAAAACAAGGCATGAAATGGTATAATTAATATATAAATAAGCCGTTCCATGCTTGTTTTTTATTAAAATTCTAAATTGCGTTAAGCGTTATCTGTTGAGTTTGCCGACTGTACAGATGCGCTTTTTTCTTGCTCATTTTTAACAATCATTACTATTTCATCATTCATACGTTCGTTATCTTCTCTAATGCTTTTTAAAATAGATAACGCAACATAATGTGACTTCCAAGCATTATTAATTTCTTGTTGTAACCTAAATTCATTATTTTTGATTGCCCATTCTCTAGTTTGTTCTACTGCTTCAATCTCTGTTGCAAGATAATCCATACACGATTGAATCTTATTTCCTAAATCTGTACATTCCACTGTTTCTTCTATTTTTTCTGAATAATTCATTTTATTTTTCCTCCATTAATTGTTTATATTTACGTCTGATTCTTCTATCGTCCAAACTGTTTTTAACTACTATTGATATAAGTGCTAGTGGCGTATATAACGCTAGAGTGTTAAATATATCCTGTGTAACAATCCCTACTACTGATGATGCTGTGGCACTAAGTGTTATTAATCCGATAAATGTTTTCATTTTGCATTCTCCTTAAATTTCAAATTTTTTAGATCGTTGTTCACAATGTCCATTTGTGAAGTAATATGATTCATAAATTCATCTACATCAGATTTCTTAAATCTGTATGTCACACCTACTCGGTAATATTTCATTCCATTTTTGATTAGCAAATCTTCTATAGTAGGTTTAGATAAATTAAGATATTTTGATAACTCGTTGTAAGTCATGAAGTATTTTTCTCTCGCTAATTCTTCGATACGCTCGTCAATTGCTTGTTGCAGCATCTCACGTGCTTCATCTTCATCAATGCCGATATTAAACATGGTTTATGCCTCCTTAATTTCAAATTCGAATAATTCACTTACATCAACCTGTAAAACTTCTGACATTTTCTTAGCTAATTTAGGGCTCGGAATTTTCTTGCCGTTTATAATTTGGCTTAAATATGAAATACCTACACCTGTTTCATGAGCTAAGTCAGATAAATTAAACCCTTTAATAAACATGGCTTTTTTAATTAATGTTTCATTGACAGTAATGGTCATTTTCCCTCTCTCCTTTTACCAATATATTGTTATAAAATTACTAACTTATTAGTAATTAACTAAAGTGTACCTTCTTGTTTTAATACTGTCAACTTTTTTTCACAATATTTATTGTATATTTTACTAACATATGATAAATTTTATTTAATCTTCAATGGAGGTTTCTCATGATTAAATTCAATTTAAAAAAAGTTATGAAAGAAAAAAAGATAACTCTCAAAGAGTTATCAGCCAATACTGGATTATCAATAAACACATTAAGTCTTTTATCTACAGGCAAAAGTAAAGGTATACAGTTTGATACATTAGAGAAATTAATACAATCTCTAAAATGTAACGTAAAAGATTTAATTGTTTTAGATGATGGGTTTAAAGAATTAAAATTATTAGATATATCAGTTTCAAAACATGGTTTATTTGCCTTTAGTAAACCTGATGATGATCGGATTTATAACATTTCATGTTCTTATATCGAAAATGAAAGTGAACAACAAAATATATTGTTAACTGTAATTTTTACAGAAGACTATATAGATGTAGCTGTTTCAGGGGTTTTACCTATGGAGTTCTTAACTAGTGGAAAATACTATTATAAACCAGTAGTTTCTGGTCAAATGAAAGAATACGTATCGTTAGAATTTGAATTTATCCTTCAAATTTTAATAGAAAGTTATAAAAAAAATGAAGATTTTAAAAAAATGTTTAATTTTAACTCCCAAACAATTTCAATTAATTTATTACCGTATACCCAAATCGTAAGTACTATGAAGTATTACAATGAAAATGACTTTTTAAATAAAAAAACTATTCCAGCCTATAAACATTTAAAAAATTTAGTATTTTTGGAAGATGGCAGTATAAAAGTCTTAAATAATTATTATACTGAAGAAGAAATAAGCGAAGATGACTTATAGACAAATAGGCAGGTGATTAAATGGCAAACTATGAAAAACGTGGTAACAACTGGCGTTATCGCATATCACTAGGTAAAAATCCTAATACTGGTAAATATGAATATATATCTAAGTCAGGTTTTGCTCGCAAGTCTGATGCTAAGAATCATGCTGAAATGGTAGAAAGACAAATAAGAAATGGCGAGTATATTGCACCGTCTACTCATACATTTAATTATGTAGCTGATGAATGGATTAATCATTATAGTAGAAATGCAAAAGTGAGTAGTGTTAGAGCAAGAGAAAAAGCCATATATCACGCTAAACAACAATTTGGTAATAGAAGTATACAGACTATAACTAAGCGTGACTACCAAGCGTTTGTGGACGATATAAGTACTCAATTTAGTAAAAATTATGTTGATAGTATTGTAAGCTCAACCAATCTTATATTTAAGTATGCGTTGGATATGAAGATAATTGCTAAGTCGCCTATTGAGGGAATTAAGAGGGCTAAATTTAAGCCGACTGTTGAGGATTTGGAACAGAATAGCTTACAACAAAAATTTCTTGAAAAAGATGAATTATTTGAGTTTCTAAGTGTTGCTAAGAACCACCATAAGCCACTGAATAGCTTTGAAGTGTTCGTAAGTCTTGCATATCTCGGATTACGTGCTGGTGAATTACTGGCGCTTAAATGGTCTGATATCGACTATGAAGAATGTACTGTAAGTATAACCAAAACATATTATAATCCGAATAACAATAAGAAAAATTATCAGATACTCACACCGAAAACTGAATCATCTATCGGTAAAATTTCAATAGATCCTAACGTTATAAAATTGTTGTTAGATTATAAAGTGAATGTGCAAGACAAATGGAAAAATGAGTTGTACGTGGATAATAATTTTATATTCACAGACAATAACGGCTACCCACTTGTCATTAAGAAGCTGTCACAGTGGATTCAGGCAATTATGCCACAGACTGATATTGATAAGAATATCACGACGCACTCGTTCAGATACACTCATTGCAGCCTTTTAATAGAAGCTGGTGTGCATATTAAAGAGATACAGGAACGACTACGCCATAAAGATATACAAACAACTATGAATATTTACGCAAGCATTACAAAATCATACAAAAAAGACGCTTCCCAAAGATTTAGTAATCTCATGGAAAACGTCTCAAAACAATTATTTTAA